ATTTGCGGAAAAAACAGGTAGCAGGCTTCTATTTGGACGTTGATGTCATCCCGGCACAGTCCGATTTGGGCTCTGTAACCAGTGAAATTGAACGTATTGACGGTGTTTCGCCGTCTCAAATCGATTATGACTGCACTTTGCTTGAGTGTCACGTTGATTTGGACCTTGAAGGGTATGAAGATAAGGATCAGGACGGTGAACCGACCGGTATCAAGGTGCCATATGTGGTCACCATCAGTCAGGACAACGGTCAAATCTTGTCAATTCGTCGTAATTACAATGAGGATGACGAAACCAAGAAGAAAATCCAGTATTTTGTGCACTATAAGTTTCTTCCGGGCTTTGGTTTCTACGGTTTGGGGCTTATTCACACGATTGGCGGGCTGTCACGGACCGCCACGGCGGCACTGAGGCAGTTAATCGATGCTGGTACGTTGTCCAACCTCCCAGCGGGCTTCAAAGCCCGCGGACTACGGATCAGAGACGACGATGACCCGCTTCAGCCCGGTGAGTTTCGCGATGTGGACGCTCCCGGAGGGGCTATTCGTGACAGCCTGATGCCGCTGCCCTTCAAAGGCCCTGATCAGACGCTATTTAACCTTCTTGGGTTCGTAGTAGACGCTGGTCGGCGGTTTGCGACGATTACAGACATGAAAGTTGGCGACGGCAACCAACAGGCGGCGGTCGGAACGACGCTTGCACTGATCGAGCAGGGTTCTCGAGTAATGAGTGCCGTTCACAAGCGCCTTCATTACGCTATGCGGCTTGAATTTAAGATTCTGTCGCGTGTAATGGCCGAAAGCCTGCCCCCGGAGTACCCGTATGCGGTTGAAGGCGCGGAGTCCGCGGTCAAACAGACTGATTTTGATGACCGCGTGGATGTTCTGCCGGTTTCTGACCCGAATGTGTTCAGTCAGGCGCAGCGCATCACGTTGGCTCAGACCAAGTTGCAGTTGGCGGGTGCGGCCCCCGAAATGCACAACATGCACGAGGTGTATCGTGACATGTATGATGCTCTGGGCGTCAAGGATGTTGATCGGATCATGCGTAGGATCCCGGACGAGGAGCCGATGCCGAAGGATCCTGCACAGGAAAACATCGACGCTATGGATATGATCCCTCTGAAGGCTTTCGAGGGTCAGGAGCATCAGGCTCATATCATGGCGCATATGGTCTTTGGTTCTACGCCGATGGTGGCTGGTATGCCTGCCATGGCTATGGCGCTTCAGAAGCACATCATGGAACACGTGCAGATTGCAGCACGGGAGCAGGCAGCAGTTGCCTTCTTGCAGGGCAGGCAGCAGGCTGGCGGTGCTCCTGCTTCAGATGAGGAAATGCTGCAAATTGAGGGGCTGACTGCTCAGTTTGTCGCCGAAGGTATGCAGCAGATCAAGCAGCTCTCGCAGCAGGTATCTGGTCAGGGGCCTGATCCGCTGGTCAAGCTCAAGGAGCAGGAGCTTCAGATCCGTGCACAGGCCGAGCAGGCTGACGCACAGGTCGATCAGGCTAAGCTCAATCTCGAAGCGCAGAACCAACAGATTCGGGCCGATCAGTTCCAACAGCGGTTGGCGAGCCAAGAGCGGCAAACTGCGGCTCGTATCGATGCTGCCATGCAGCGTGAATTTATCAAAGGAAGGGGACAGTAATGTCAGTAGTTAAAATCGTGACTAACAAGCCGGGCCCTGCGCCCAAGCCAGAAGAGACGGGCAAGATCAAAGAGGTTCCGATCCCTGACAAGATGAGTCAGATGACGGCTCGCGGCATGGGCGCTGCCACAAAGGGCGGTGGTTACATGGGTTACAAGTAACCCGCTACGGGAGCTACGGGGACAAAATCATGGATCCAGTAACGGCAATGGCTACAGCCTCTGCCGCGTTTACCACGATTAAAAAGGGCTTTGCTATCGGGCGCGACGTTGAGTCGATGATGTCCGATATTGGGCGTTGGATGGGGGCTCTCAGTGACCTTGATCAAGCCGAGCGAGAAGCCAAGAACCCGCCGATATTTAAAAAATTGTTCGCTAACAAGTCCGTTGAAGAAGAGGCAATGGAGGTGTTTGCGGCTAAGCGTAGAGCCCAAGCTCAAAGAGACGAGCTGAAACAGTGGGTCAGCTTGACTCTGGGTCAATCGGCATGGAATGACCTCGTCGCCACTGAGGTCAAGATTCGTAAGCAGCGGCAGGAAACGCTGTATAAGCAGCGAGAGAAGCGGCGTAAGTTTATTGAGATTGCAGCGTGGACCATAATGATTGGTGCGGGGGTCGCGGTTCTTACGTCTTTTGTTCTTCTGCTCAAAGCACACTCGGCAAACGCTGCGGAGCAAATGACCATATGCCGCAAGGTTAAATGTGAGCAGCTTGAGGGGCGCAAGTTGGTTTGCATCTTTCGAGGGCAGAACAATACGATTGAGTCACAGTTCTTTGGGCTTGGGGAGTTCATACCACAAGAGTATCAGTGCAAGTATGACCCCAAGGCTCGGAAGGACATCACGGTTCAGGAGACTTTGAAGGCAATACGGGAGTCGCAGAATTGACCAAGAAGTTTCAGGAGAACACATCTTACGCGCAGTATGATCTGGATGGTGATGGCATTGTCACTGACGCAGAACTTGAGCAGGCGAAGGAGATTCGTGAAACAGAGCGCGATTTGCGTAAAAGTCTGGCGCAGCTACGGATGGCTCGATACACGCTCATTGGCATGGGTTTGTTTACCGCTGCACTGTTTACGCCTTGGATCCCGTTGGAGAGAATCGAAGCTCTCAAAGACGTTTCAAATCTTTTCTATATTAGTGGCGCAGGCATTGTCGGCACGTATATGGGCACGACTGCTTGGATGTCTCGGAAGTGATCGACGCATTTCTGCTTCTGGTGTATTTGGGGACAGGGGATCTCCGGAAGTTGGAGTCCGGAAACATGTATTTCTATGACATCAACGAGTGCAACTTTTTTGCAAAGCAGGTTTCAAAGCGGTATGGAAACTACGGCTTTGTTGAGTATATGGACCCTAAAGATCGAGTGACGGCATATTGTGTCCCAAAACAAGTGGACCCTGAGAGAATAAAGGTTTATTGATGATAATGTGGGACATGCATAATAGGACTACGCCGGAACAAGCGGAAGCTAACAGGAGAAGGCGAGATGCTGCAAGCACTGATCGGCCCCGTGACGGGGCTTCTGGACAAGTTCATAGAGGACAAGGACCAGAAAGCGAAGCTGGCTCACGAGATAGCCACCATGGCGGAGAAACACGCTCACGAAGCCAACATGGGGCAGATAGAGATCAACAAGGCGGAAGCACAGCATAGGTCTGTGTTTGTTGCCGGTTGGCGACCTTTCCTTGGCTGGGGGCTGGCGACGGCCATGATTTGGCACTTTGTTCTTGCGCCAGTTACCATGTTTGGGTTTGCATATGCAGGCATGGAAGCGCCAGACTTGCCGATGTTTGACATGGACAGTCTGATGACTGTTCTGTTAGGCATGTTGGGTCTTGGTGGTCTTAGAACAGTAGAAAAGGTCAAGGGCCTTACAAAATAATGGAAGCCAACTTCTTCAAAAGTCTGGAGCTCGTGCTCAAGCACGAGGGCGGTTTTGTAGATCACCCGGAGGATCCGGGGGGTGCTACGAACAAGGGGATTACGCACAAAACGTATTCTGACTTTCTTGGTCGCCCTCTTGAAGATGTGAATGAGCTCAAGAACATCCCGGATGAACATGTGGAGTTGATCTACAAGGAGGGGTACTGGGACAGGGTCAAGGGTGACCAGCTCCCTTCGGGGGTGGACTTTTGTACCTTTGATTGGGCTGTTAACAGCGGTCCGGGTCGTGCTGCCAAGGCTTTGCAGAAATCTGTGATGGTTGTGCAGGACGGGGCGATTGGCCCGCGGACGTTGGCTGCGGTTGAAGAAAAAGACCCAATGCAGGTCATTGAAGACATTACGGCTGAACGGGAGCAGTTCTACAAGGCGCTCAAGACCTTTGACACCTTTGGCAAGGGTTGGCTGCGTCGAAATGATGAAACATGCGAATATTCGCTATTGCTCGCGGGAGGTATGACATAAGTGGATGAAGTCTTCTTCGCTGACGCTGTCCTACGAATTGTAAGGGACAGGCGGTTGGCAGTTCAGGACTTGTTGATATACGACAACGTCAAGAACATGGAGCAGTATCGTGAGCTCATGGGTAATCTCAAAGCCCTAGATCACGTGGAACAGGAACTCAAGAGCCTGCTAGATAAACAGGAGCGCAACG